AGCCGAGAAGTTCCCAATAGACCCGCCTTGCCAAAATAGGGCAAAAATCAGTCATGTGTCGTAACAGAGCCAATACTTTTGCCAAGACTATGACCAAGGATTTGGGCAAACGATTCGCTGTATGGTCTTTGAAGAATCTTGGAAAGACTGTAGGTGAGGTAGCTGGTGCCTCTATGACTACCACGACTGTACAGATAGGTAAGACTGCCGCCAATGCTACAGAGCGTTATCTTGGTCTTGATAGTGATGATGGTGGATTGGGGTATGATAAGAATGGTAACTTGAAGTTCAAAGGTGGTACAGATGTGAGCACGGCTATCGCCAAGGCTATTGCGTCAGGAACAATCGAGAACTATACGGAGTTGCTCGGACCTCATATTTCATCAATGGGCAAGCGATTGTTTGGATGGGCTGGTGTCGGCTTGGAGAAGATTACTCCTGATGCTCTAAGCAAGTTCTTTAATAAGGTAGGGTCTTCCGAATTGTTCAAGAGAATCGGTACGTTTGCCGATGAGGTATCTAACTCTAAGGTATTGAATGCAGGAAAAAAGACTTTGGCAAAAGTCGGTGTGAACGATATGCCAGAGGAAGGCTTGGAGGAAGAGGCAGGTATCATCATTAACTCTCTTATTACTGGAGATAACAAGTTCTCGGACTTGTGGGATGCAGAAACTCAATACAAAACTTGGGGTGGTGTTATGTCTATGATGGGTGCGATGCGTGCTATTCCTATAACAGGTCAGACTGTTCTTTCTGCATATAGTGCATCCAAGAATAAGATAGAGTACTATAAATTGAAGCATGACCTCACCAAGGCTGAAACTAAGGCAAAGGAAGCTCTAGGTGATAAGTGGACTTCAATGAAGGATATTATAGACAATGCCGACAATAAGCATATTGTTGAAGTCGGTGTAAATATCCTCAGACAGAAGGGTAGATATAGTGAAGCACAAATGACTGCTGCCGAGAATTATATTGGGCAGCTTTTAAAGATGCGTGGTTTCAACAATGCAACCATGGCATCCATTCGTGACAATAACGCTAAGGGCGAAGGGCAGACAGATGCCGACAAGAAAGATATTGAGGTAAGCAATTCCTATGCTGAGGGACACGAGGCGGAAGGAGAGTTAAAGCATCAGATACAGTTGGAGTATGAAAAGAGAAAGGCTAACTTGGCTAAGCGTATTGGTATAACTCCTGAGAAGTTAGATGCTATGAATGATGAGCAAATATCTTCCTATAGTGGCTTGTATCGTGATGCAGACTTTGACATATTTCAATACCGGAAGGCTAAGGCTGCTTATGATGGTGTGATGGATAATGCACAGAGCTTGGTGGACATTGCGGGAGAAGTTGCAGCCCAGCGTGTAAACAACATGACCAATGTTCATGATGGTACTATTATTTCAGCAACTATGAAGGGGACAGAAATGAAACCTGAAACTCCTGTTTATATCATTAGTGGCAATGTCGTACAGAATGATGATGGTACAATCAATTACCACGACTCAGACAAGATGATAGTGATTTACAATGAGGAGACAGGACAGCGTGAAACTATCGACAACTTTAGATTAGCATCAGTAAGTCCAAACGTTCAGAATGCCGAAGAGGTGAAGGCTAGAGCTATCCAAGAGGCAAAGCAGAAGATTATCAACGAGCAGTCTAGTGTGATTGATGGTCGCTTGCAGCAAGGCTCTGAGTTTACTTTGCTTGATGCACAAGGTAACTCTCACAAATGGAAGATTGAAAGCGTGGACGAACAAGGTAATTGTATCGTCTCTATGGATGGTACTACTGTTCCTGAGCCTATGGCTTTAGCTGATGTGCAAAAGCAGTATGACCAATCGAACGCTGTGAAGAGTGCTCAGAATGACCAAGTAGAGCAGGAGAATGCAGAGCAGAGTCAGCAGCAACCAGTTCAACCAATAGAAGATACTCTGGACTATAACCAAATCGTCAACGAGAACGATGGTAAGATTATCTCTGTAGAAGTTACTGACGAGGAGGGGAATAATCGCTTTCCTGATGCCAAGGCTGTGTTCTTGATTCAAGACAAGGGTGCAGTGCCTAAGTTTATGGTTATGGATGATGAAGGCAACCTCACTCCTTATATAGGAAAGAGAAGTGATAAGTATACACCTATCGCTACACAGTCCGTGGAAGACTACAAGGCACAGCGACAAGCAGAGCTTCAACAAATGGCTGTCGATAATGCTGATTCCTCTTTAATAGAGGATAATAGTGGTGAAGATGTGGAGCAAACAGAAGTGCAACCATTGTCAGAGGAAGAAGCTGACAAGGTGATAGGCGAAATGGAATCTCATGCCGAGGTTGCGCCATATCTTGAATTAACTCCAGAGAATTGGGTGTCTGAGTTTGGCGATGATGGAACAGTTGAGACTCCATTGGGGCAAGTTAAGATGGGAGATAATCAAGTGGCAAAGTTGTTTGAGAAAGGTCGCTCGGAAGAGTTTGGAATGATTAAGCCAACTTTGCAGAATCCTGATGTTATCATAGAAGTTCCTTCCCATTCTGCTGATGGCAATGAGGAACGTTCTTCTTCGTATCTATTCATCAAGACTTTCTTGGGCAAGAATGGCGAGAAGGTATATTATTTCAAGTCTGTTACCATTAAGAAGGAAGGACTTGAAATCAGTATTAGTAGCCATTATGATAGGGCAAAGAGAGTGAAGGAATCATTAATGAAAGGGAAGTTGCTATATCGTAAGGAATACGATGGCGCACAGACCGAGCAAAACCAGCCTTCTGCTTCTGTGACAACTTCCCAAGAGGGTGTTGCTGGCTCTTCTGATGGCAAAGATACAAACAATTCTTCAAATAACCAAGAAAATGTGGCAAAATTTGAGGATGGCACTCCAATTCCTGTAGATTCAGAAGGTGAGGTGGACTTGTCTCAGACTGATGCGGCTCACGCTGCCGAGTGGTATGATAATAATCTTGGTGAGGATGCGGAAGATTATCTGAATGGTGAGATAAACAAGGCTAAGAATGTTCTTTCCAAGGCTCAAAACTTGAAGGTGAAAGGTAATAAACCGTCCGAGTTGGTTGCAAGCAAGCAAGCAAAGGAAGCTGCTATTGCTGATGCCCAAGCTAGATTGGAATCTGCAATTTCCATTCGTGATGCCTACAAGGAGAGATTGATAGCCAAGGAGGAGAATACTCCTGAGGGCAGAAGAAATCTCATTGAGAAGGCGAGAAGAAAGTTCAACAGATTGAAGAGCGATGTGAAGGATAATGCTCAGATAGCACAGATATATTCTGATACCGTAGGTTCGCTCCTTCATCGTCTGTATGATGGCACTGGCATTGATGTGTTTGATGATGTCCCTAATACTGTGGATGAGTATGTGGCTAGCAATGTCGCTCCATATAGCTTGAACTATGAGGGTAACGAGAACTCCAAGGGTGTGCAACAAGAGACTGGCTTGTCTCGCTCTGATTTCTCTAAGTTGGGATGGCTCGCTGCTGATGGCAAGGGTACTACCATTGATGCTATGGTGCATAGTCTGTGGGAGAATAGACCTAGCAACTTGAAGAATGCAGATACTCAGGAGATAAGAAATGCTTTGATTAGTCTCATTACTAGCGGACAGACAGCCTTCGAGAGTAGAAACTACATTCAGAATCAGCGTATCGCCCAGGCGGAGAATGCGCTAGAAGAGATGAAACGTGCCGAGGAGAATGCCAAGTTTGCCGAGGAACAGAAGGCTGCTGAAAATGAGCAGTTGGATAATGAAACTGAGGCAAACGAAACCGAAAATGAGCAGATAAATGAAACTGATAGTTATGCTGAGGTTGCTCCTTCCCTTACACCAGAGCAACATAAAGCTAAGGAGGAAGGTGAAAAGATGGGATTCCCTGCTGTTGACAAGGAAGGTGAGCCGATTAATGAGTTTGTTATCGAACTTGCTAACTGGGCTAAGGAACAGGGCTTGACAATAGACCCTACTTCTAAGTATAATAGTTATGCTGACTTGTTTGTGATGTGCAAGGATGGCTTTGGTGTTGGTATGCTTGTTCCTGATAGAGGTGAGAGTGTCAATCAAGTAGTTTATTTCCCTGATAATGTGAAGACTGATGAAGGTAAGTTGGATTATGACCGTCTTTGGGATTTGCATGAAGAGTTCAACGAGGGACGAGATACAAAGCACTCTGCCGACATGGATAATGAATTGACGGAAGGTGTGACCTTCTATGATGGAGATACGGCTAGAGAGTTTAAAGAGTTCGTTGACAAAAAGGTGGAAGAAGGAAATAAAATCTTTGGTGAGCAACAGACAAGCGTTCCTTTCTCTGCCAAGAGTGAAGGTAAACAAGAGACTCCAGAGGAACGTGCAGCCAACGTGGAGAAAAACAAGGTGGAGGGTACTGACGTGGTGGATGCCATTATCGGCAAGAAGACACGCAAGGCTATGGATAGAATCGCAAAGATGATGGGGGTTAAGATTCAGTATCAATATACCGATAAGTTAGGCAACGGTTGGTATGATGCTAGTACCAATACGATTTATCTTACTCTAGATTCTTCTATCACTGAGGGTGTGCAGTTTATCTTCGGTCACGAAATGACACACGAAATCAAGACCAAGAACGCTGAGGCTTTCGAGGAGTTGGCTAAGTTGGTGAAGGGCAATATCAAGGACTTCGACAAGGCTGTGGCTGATATGCAGAAGAGATATTCCAAGGCTGGATTGTCGGGCTATGACCGTGCTTACTACGAGGAAGAGGTGATAGCTGATGGTATCGGATATATGATGAGAGACCTCAACTATGCCCACACTCTCGCTATGAAGATGAGCCATCCTCTTCTCGCCAAGATACACGAGATTATCAATCGTATCAGAATGGCATTCCATGGTACTGAGTACACTGAGACTGTCAAGCAAATCATGCGCTCTATTGAGCAAGCATACGTGAAGACTGCCAACGGAACGTTTGAATCATCTACTAGTGGTGAGAGATTCAGTTTGAAGGAAGCAAATGAGCGTTTCAACAATGAGGTAGAGGACTTCAAGAATAAGTCTCACAAGGGATTGATGCACTTGGGTGCTCCTTCTCCAATATTGAAGGCTTGTGGTGTGAACGTTGACGAGATAACGCTTTCTCCAAAGGTGCTCAATAGAAAGTTGAATCAGCATTCATTAACTTCTGATGATGTAAAGGATTTGGTGAATGCCATTCAGAAACCAATCTTGGTGTATAAGCATGGACTTGGTAAACCGAACTTGGTGATAGTAACCAATGCTGAGGTTAGAGGTAATAAGTTGTCCATAGCTTTGGAGTTAGATGCAGATGGCAATGTCGTAGAGTTGAACAATGTTAGCAGCATACATGATAAGAATGCTAACACTGAGGTTGAACGTTTGCTCGATTTTACTCCTGAGCAGTTCCAAGAAGCTGTAAGATGGTGTGAAAAGGAAAAAGTCCTTGACTGGCTCAGTTCAGCGCGCCTCTACAGCCACATGCAAACTGAAAATAATCAAGGACTTTCGCTTGCAAAGGTACTAAATAATTTTGATAATCCAAAGGTTTCTGAGGAAAATTTGCAAGATGATAGTGAAAATGTGAAATATTCTCTTCGCCAAAAGCCTGAGCCTACAAAGAAAGGTATCGGATATAAGGTGTTCGTCTTGAAGGAAGGCAAGCTATATCCTCCAATGGTAGCCAATCCAAATGGGGCTGAGACTCCTGTGGGTGTATGGCTCGATGCTGATGCCGCTCCTATAGCTGGAGAGAGTAAGACTGGAAGACCACAAGTAAAGCAAGGTGGCAAGGGTACACAAGGTGGTAGTGGTAAGTTGGCTTATCGCCCAGGCTGGCATCTTGGTGTGATACCTTATGCCTTGCAGTTCAATCGTAAGGATGTAGAGGGCAACAAGACTTTGTTTCCTGCTAACTTCGTCTTTGCCGAGGTTGAGTATGCTGCCGATAAGGACTACCAAGAGGAAGCTCGACAAGAGGGTATCAATGCCAACGGCAAGTATCAGCATTCTCTAGCTGGACTGAAACATTTGCCTACTGACGGATATTATATGTATCGTACCAACCCGAACCCAGAGACTGACCCTTGGGTGATTACTGGTGCGATGAAGGTGAATCGTATCTTGACCAGAGCAGAGCAAGCTGACTTGGTAAGAAAGGCTGGACGTGAGCCTCAGCAGATTCAAGAGGGGGACATCGTTACTGACGAGGTTGTTAACAGCATCAATCAGCAGATTGCCAATACCCCTAAGTTCAGTCTGAAGGTATATCATGGTAGTGGTGCTGACTTCTCTGAGTTTGACTTCGACCACATGGGCGAGGGAGCTGGTAGCCAAGTATTCGGTTGGGGTGGCTATGTAACCTCTTCTGAAAAAATTGGCAAGAGTTATGCTCAAATAAGCAAGGACACTGGTGGAAAATATCAGTATGTTGGCAAGGAGAAGCTGACCGCAGAGCAGTCAAGAATCCTTTCTGCTTATATGGGGCTTTCTAAATATGATGGTTATTCTTCTGTGAAGGAAGGTGTTGAGGCTTATATTGAATCCTTGAATGGCTTGGCAAAAAAGAATAATCCTTTTGCAAAACATTCAGCAGAACGCATTAAGGTGCTTGAAAGCGTACTACCTAAACTTGATAAGATTCATAAGGAAGATTTTGTTCCTTATTCTCGTAATCTCTATGAGGTAGAGATACCTGATGATAATGGAAGTAACTATCTGGATTGGGGAGAAAAACTTTCTGATGATGCAGCTACGAGGATTTATGAAGGTCTGTATGGCTTGGATGCTGAGACCCTTGACAATATGGCTGCAAGGGATGTGGTATTCAGAAGTCTATTGTATGATGCCATCAAGTATGTTGACAAGACACAGATGATACCTACACTTGTTAAGTCAAATACCTTGACGAGAAGTACAATGTATGATGGTGGAAACTTGGAGAATACCTTCAAGTCTGTGTACATTCGATTGGGCAACTGGATGGGTAGCCCGAAGGCTGCAAGCGAGTTCTTGTCTTCACTTGGTTTCACTGGCATCAGATACCCTGCTGGCACTATCTATGGTGGCAACGAGGAAGGTGACACTAACTATGTTATCTTTAAGCCAGAGGATATGCAGATTGCAGAGCATACAAAGTTCTCTTTGAAGAGTAAACCAGTTCGCTTTGAGGTTGGTAAATCTCTGAGCGAGGATGAGAAGAAGGAGGTGCTTTCAACCTTGAAGGATGCCTACAAGGTGAATGGTGTGCCTTATCATGTGGAAGAGACCGCAAACGGCAAGGAGAAGAGAGTATATGAGCCAACGGCAGATGATTATGTGGTGAGCGACATTACCAATCGCCCACTGAGATACTATATCACTCTTCCTGATGGTCGTGTGGCTCATCCTTCTGAGGTCTATCCAAATATCTCTGACCATGAGGTGAAATCGTCTGCCGAGAAACAGGGCTTGGCTGATAGTGAAGCTGAGGAAATGGCTAAAAAGGCTATCTCCAAGATGTATGATTCCAAGGTGGATGCTAAGAAGGCTTTGGGTATTCTGAATGAACTCCAAAAGTTACCACATGAGACACACGATGTGGGCTATGGCATGAATAATGCTCAGTCCTACAACTACAAGACTGGCATCTTTACTTCTGATGCAGCACAAGCAATCGACTATGTGGTGAGACGAATGAGAAGAAAAGAAGAGGTGTCTGACGATGTGGTGAAGGCAGTGAAGAAGGCTGTGGCTGATAACTTTGGTATGGTTGACAACCTTATCAATGGTATGAGTGAAACCAAGGTGGGTGCTGCCGATACAACGGATTCAAAGTATTCTTTGAGAATGCCGAAACCTCTGCTGATTGTTGACCATACCAAGTTCTCGTTGAAGAAGGTGAACGAAGATTTCAACAAGAGATTGGATGAGTTGGTGAAGAACCCTAACCAAAAGGATAAGATTCTTCGCTTGGGACGCTCTAGCTCCTTCTTGAAGGATGGTGGAATTGTGGATGCTGATATAGAATTGGAGTTCGATAAGTTTGTGCGTAAATCGAGTGAGAAATATAAGAACAATCACCCATTTGAGGCTAGCGACTTGAAGAACTTGCCTATGGCTATAGCTGAACCAATTGCAGTGTTCAATAGTACCAATGCCAATGACCATGTTGTGCTTACTGAGCTTCAGAAAGATGGAAAGAATTTCATCGTGGCAATTAGAGCGGTGGAGCAGCATAGAAAAGGTGGTGTTGTTCTAGAGGTAAATCAGATTACTTCTCTATATCCAAAGGAAGAAAGAGGTATTGTAAACTGGATAAACACTGGCAGAATCAGCAATGTAGACAAAGAAAAAGCCCTCCACTTTATCGAGGCCCTCCAGCCCCATGCTGGAACCTCAATAACAGATGAAGAGCTTAAATCTGCTGCAAATGTAATCAATTCTTTTGAAACCGCCAAGGAAAATGGAGAGAAATTTTCTTTGAAGGATGAGAAAACCATGTTTGGTATGCACAACATCAGCCTTGACAAGCTACGCAAAGCTATCAAGCAAGGTGGGTTTGCCGCTCCTTCAATGGGTGTGATTGACTCCAAGAATGGTATTTACTCTGACTATGGAGAGATTACGCTTATACCAAAGGCGGAGAAACTGGCTAAGAGTAAGGGAAAGAACGCTGGTACGTTTACTGCTGACGCTTGGACTCCTGTATATCCAAGGGTGCAGATGGTACAGAATAAGGGAGGTGTAGACACTTTGATTAACGATACCCTTTCAAACAACTCGTTTGATGACGAGATAGGTAAGAGTTTGTATAATGACTGGAAGAACTACATCGAATATGGCAATATTGAACCTGAACGTTTTGCCTGGCAGTATATGCAAGAGAAGGGAATGAACCCGAAGGTGGAGCATTTCCACAATCCTTATTCAAAGAGCGTTTGCAACAAAATAAACGCTATCACAGACAATGGCGGCAAGCGTATCAATCAGTTGACCGAGGAGGAGAATGGCGAACTTATCAAGCTATACAATGCTCACTTGGAGAAAATAGGCGAGGGACTTACTGAAAAAGATGTGGCTGAAATCATCGACTATATGGAGGAATGGAAGGCTAACGAAAAGGTGGATGCCTTCAAGAAGAATATCCAGAAAAAGATAGATTACTTCAAAAAGTATGGCGGTGATGTCAACAAGGCTCAGAATTGGGTATATCAGGATGTGCTTCCAACTATAAAACAAGGTGATGGTGTGTATACAGAAAAGACCTTTTACAATGCCAAGAACAAACTGATGCTACCAAAGAATAGCAAGATGCATGATGATTTCTTGAATTGGTTTGAAGGTAAGCTAGAGCAATATGGTGTGGAGGAAAAACTTTACGCTGGCGAGACTGCTAGCGGAAGACCAAAGTATATCCCTAACACCGTGGAGAATGCTGTGAAGCTGATGAAGAAACAAGGTCTTGAAGGTGGCTACCATGGCGGTTTCAGTAACTCTGTAGGTACATTCATTGCTAGATATGCGGAGAAGACGAACACTCTTGCCGCAATGAAGAAGGCTAAGAATAAGCTGATTCCGTTTGGTGACAAAAAGCATAACGAGGTCAGGGATGAAATATTCAATGAATATCACGACTTAGCTAATACATTAAAGCTGCATTATGGTGATGCCTTCGATGATAGCGGTGAATACCGTATGCAAGAACTTGCAGAGGTTAAGCCATCTGATATGAAGGGTTACATCAAGAAGAACTGGGGCAAGGAAGTCTCTGACGATTGGGTAGAGCGATACAATGACTTGGTGAATACCATCAAGAATGACTATCCAGTCTACTACTTCGAGACTAAGTTTATGCGTCCATTAGGTCTTGATGAGTTCGAGAAAGCTATCGTACCAAAGGACACTCCAAAGGATGTAGTGGATGCCTTGAAGAAGGCTGGCATAGATGTTCATACTTATGAGGGTAAGGAAGACCGAGAGAAGGTTACTATGGATGCTATCAACAATTCTGATGGCATCAAGTTCTCGTTGAAATCAGCAGACAACAATTTTGAAAAAATTGGAGATAACATCTATCGTTTCACTCCTAAAAAAAGCGGAAGCACATCTTATATGGATGGAGAAGGAAACTTGTTGCATGATGTGAAGTTTGAGAATGTAAATGGTAAGAAATGGTATGAAGGATTCAGAGAGCCAGAAGACCTAAATGTAAAGAAGATTGATGGTAAGTTTAAGGTGGATGGGCTGCTCGGAACATTTGCCAACTTGGATGATGCTATTAAGCAGTTGAGAAAATTATATGAAAATTCTAGATTCAAGAAGGTAGGTAACGGAATACAAGCGGAATGGCAAGACAAGGGCATCGTAAAAAAAGCCAAGACTGTGAAGTTTATAAGCGAAAGTCAGGCGCAAACCATATCTAACCTGACTGGTGAGTCATTGGAGGACATCATTTCACCTAAGTTTAGCATCCGTACCTACCACGGCACTGGAGCTAAGTTTGACAAGTTCGACTTGTCTCACGCTCTGGAGGGCGAGGGTAGTGAGAGCTTCGGACATGGTGTGTATGTTACCAACTCGGGAGAGATTGGCGAGGAGTATGCCAAGCGTGCCAAGGCTGACAAGATAAGCAAGTGGATGGCTGATGATGAGAATGTGCCTGCTAAGTATCGTGGTGAGGAAATCATCCAAGACTATAAACAGATAGCTAGGGGTATGTTCTTTGGGCAACCTTTGGAGAAATTGAAGGAAGATGCCATCAGTCAATATGATGCCGAGAATCATGCTACCAATAGCATCATCAAGGACTTGGAGAAGGATGGTGTGCCACAAGACCAATACGATATGTATCTCTATTCTAATAAGCTGGAAGATACTCCTAATGGTAAGGAAAAGTATACAAAAGAATTGATAGCCGACTATAAGGAGGAGATAGAACTTTATGATAGGATAAAGGATGCTATTCGTGGTATGAAGGAGTCTGACTTTGCCAATGTTCCTATGGCTAACCGCTACGATGTGGAGATTCCTGACGATAACGGACAGAACTATCTGAAATGGCATGGGGCTTTGCCTTCTTCGCTCAACAAGGATAAGATTGTGGAGGATGCTTACAAGGTGTTGCAAGAAATGTATGAGTTTGGCAAGTACAAGGCTACTAAGTTGCCAACCTTCCAGGCACATATCTTGAAGACTTACATCAATACTCTTGATGTTGACAATTCTCTTGCCAAGTTGAAGAAGGACATTGCCGAGGTTATTGCCAACAATGAGGCTGACGATGATGTGAAGGCTATGAATGAGTACTTGAAGGATGCAAAGCCTTATGATGTGATTGCTACCATCTGGTACAATGACCTTATCAATGACATCAACGATGCTAAGAATGGCGAGCAGCTATATCGCAAGTTGGAGAATTATGTTGAAGCTAACAATGCTAGCAAGATTCTCTCTGACAATGGTATTGTGGGCATGAAATATCGTGCTGGCATGATTCATGGCGGTGCTAAGGAGAACGACTACAACTATGTAATATACAAGGATAGCGATGCTAAGATTGTGGGTAATACCAAATTCTCGCTCCGTGGCTCTACTCCTTATGAGAAACAGATGGAAGAGTGGAAGAAAAAGAACAGACTTGCCGAGGATGCTACACCAATGGAGAAACCTGAGCGTGAGCAAGGCGAGGACATCTTTAAGTACATGAACCGTATGGTGCAGTATGTGAGAGACCAGAACTTATGGAAGACCGCTCCAAAGCGTACCAACTTCAAGGAGGACTTGGATGCCTGGAAGAAGGCTAACGGATTGGGAGAGGATGATTACATGCCAGTTCGCCCTAGCATGGATGATTACGAGAACGAGGATGAGTACGACAAGGCTCTGGATGAATACAGAGAACAGAAGGAACTTTGGAAGGATGCTCCTAAGCCAAGGGACTATGACCTTTCCGTAGATGTAGAGAACATGAAGAAACAGCTTCGCAACCTTCACCGTGCGGTGGTAAACCAGAAGAACTATGACAAGAGCACTGTTAAGGCGGTCTCTGACCTCGCAAACAAGATGCTCACTGTTGGTTGGGGTGATGGCCTCTCTAGAGGCAGGGTAAGCAGATTGCTATCCGCCGCCAAGAATGCCACTGGCGCAGCCGATGTGAAGAAACATCTTGACAATGTGATGAACATCTTGGCTACCAACTATCTGCATCGTTTGGAAACTGCATACGACAACCTTATCAAGACCAAGGGAGTGAAGGCAGACCAAAGCGGTGTAATCAAGATTGGCTCTCTTGACCCACATGGTCAGTCGTTCTTGAAGGAGTACAAGAAGGCTATGAACATGGATGATAAGGCACTCGCCCAATATGTAAGCGACATAGAGGATAATAGTGCCAAGTTCCCAGAGTATGCCGAGCAGAACGACTACCGATTGGCTGGAATACAAGCAGCCATCCTCTTCAAGCAGCAGATTGGCGGCAATGATGCCGATATAGCGGAACTGGAGAACCAAATCAGAATGCTCCGAGACAAGAAGGATGCAACCAAGGATGAGAAGGAGCTTCTGAAAGTGTTGAAACAAAAGTTGTTTGAGAATAAGTTTGACCGTATCACCATGTACGAGAACCTTCTGAACAATATCCAGTCCACCGTGTCGGATAGCAAGAGCAGAGCCAAGGAGTTCAAGCAGAAGATAATGCAGCATCAGGAGGATATTCGACACATGGCTAACATAGACTTGGAGGGTGTGGACTCTACCTATTATGATACCACCACTGCCAAGAAGAAACTTGTGAACAATCCTTTGCAACGTGCGGTGCTCTCATCTACCTACACCTTTGAGCAGTTCTTGAAGTTCTTTGGCAAGCATACAGCCAATGGCGAGGGTCGCTTGTATAACTACTTCACGAAACTGAACCAAGATGCTCTTGATGAAGAGCAGATGTATAACGAGATGAACCGCAAGGCTCTTGATGATAAGGCTACCGAGATATTCGGCAAGAAGACGAAGTTCAATAGCTTGGTGGGCAAGAGTGGTAAAGGCATGAAGGAAATGGATATTGAGGTTGCCGACTACTCCAATAAGGAGACTGGCAAGCGTACTATACATTTGAAACAAGGTCAGATGCTCTACATCTATCTAGTCAACAAGCAGACGGACGGACAGATGAAGCTCCGTGCGATGGGCATTGATGTTAGTGATGTTGCTGCAATCGAGGCTAACCTTGACCCAAAGATGAAGGAACTTGGCGAGTGGCTACAGGATGAGTACCTTCCAAGTTGTCAGAGGAGATACCAAGATGTGCATACCCGATTCTTCGGTGCTCCGATGAAGGAGGTGGAGAATTATTTCCCTCTTGTGGTTAATCAGAGGGCTAGAAATGTGAAGGAAGATGTGAACCAAGATAGCGAGGCTATGAGCCAACTAGCAGGTACATCTACTGGTGCTATCGTTACTCGTAGGGTGAATACCATTCCTCTCGACATCGAGAATGCTGATGCCTTCGCTGTGGCTTACAATCATTTGCAAGAAATGGAGGAGTGGTCGGCTATGCTGCCATTCAGACAAGACATTAATACACTCTTGTCGTATACTCATTTCAGAAACCAAGTACAGAATATGAGTTCTGTGGCTTATGGTAGTGGCAAGACCTTGTGGGATGAGTTCAAGCAGACCGCACAGATAGCCGCTGGCACATACAAGCCGAAGGTGAACGCAGTCATGATGGATAGCAAGATAGCTGCGGCTATGGGCGGTGTCGCTGTCGCTAAGATTTCTGGTCGCTTATGGACTGCCATCAAGCAGAGCCAGTCTGCAACGGTGTTCCTGCCTGAGTGTGACTTTACACGATTCGTGAAGAATGGAGTTAATCCTTATGGCTCATGGAAGTGGGCGAAGGAGAACATTCCTGATTTCAGAAAGCGTGTTGAGAGTATGACCAATGGAGATGTGAAGCTGAGACAGTACCTCGACGAACTAGAGAAGTGGCACGATTGGACTAAGACTATATCCAAGATAGGTATGGCACCAAATATTTTGGTGGATGGTATCACTTGTGCGGTCGGTGCTCGCTCAGTATATGAGACTGAGGTAAGCAGACTTACCAAGCTAGGCTATCCAAAGGAAATGGCAGAGGAGAAGGCTTATCATAAGGCTGTGGCTGCATACAATAAGACTCAGCAGTCTTCTGGTGGTATGTACTTAGCGCCTATGCAAGTTGACAGAACCTATGTGTCCGCTGCGCTCTCACTCTTCAAGAATGCCAACTATGCGTATGGTCGTATGCAGATAGAGGCTTGCCGAGGACTGGCGAGAACCTATGACTTCTGGGGTGGAAAGCATAAGACTGCACTCATTGAGTCTATGACTCGCCAAATAAAAGCAGAGGATGGACTTGACGAGGACACTGCAAGAAAAGTTGCCAAGGCTGCATACAACAGAACTTTCAGACAGAGCATCGGAAGACTTATCAACTTCGCTACGCTCGTACCTATCTCTTGGGCATTATACAAGGTGCTTCCTTACTTGCTCACTGGCGATGATGATGATAAGAAGATGGATATGATAGAGGATGCTGCGCTCAAAGGTTTTGCTACATCGTTGACCGACAATTATGCGATTCCGTTTGCATCGAACATTCTGAATGCCGGATTGAAGTGGGAGGATGGCAAGCCAACGTTTGACCCAGAGGTGTTCAAGTATCAGAACCTTTACATCAACCCAGCCACTTCCGACTTGGCTAACATCTATTCGATGATTGGAAACCAGAAGTGGTATTCCGTGGCTAATAAGATAGGTATGCTTGGTGTTCAGTCGCTCATAGGATTCAATCCTGAGACCATTGGCGCATTATACCAGGCTCTTACTGAGGCTGACTATGATAATGGTAATACGGCTAAGGAATGGCAGATAGGTATCTTGAAGGCTATCAGTGCTCCAGAGGAAAGTATCCGTGAACTATATATGGATGAACTTGGTTTGAAGAATGAGGACATCAAGAAAGTTCCATTGGAGGAACTGGAGAAGAGATATGCTAAGAGACAAATCAACCGTGACAATCTCCTTTCTCAGATTGGTATGGACGAAGAGACCTTCAACGGCTACGTTGACAAATACCAACAGTCCTTTGAGAAGAAAATCAAGGATAAGATGGATAAGTGGGACGAGTACGACAAGAAGAAGGCTGACGAGTTTTTCAATACCACATCTGACCCTAAGCTAAAGGAAATGATAGGGAAGAAGAGAGCCAAGGATGCAGAGACGGCTACCGAGGAGCAGCTTCAAAAGGAAGGCTTGGGCGAGAAGAAAGAGCAAGACACTTCTGCTGATGATGCCTACGATGCAGCAAAGAGTTCCTTAGACCTTGATGCCGACCTCACCATCAAGAAGAGAAACAAGGTGCTAGACAAGCGATATGCCGACCTGCAAGCAGAGTACAACGATACTCCTAGCTACAAGCAAGACTTATTCAAGATACAGCACAAGGATTTCAAGGCATACACGGAAATGAAATCGGCTTACAAAAAGTACAATGATGCAGTGAAAGTTCTGAAAGCTAAGCTAGTTGGTGTAACTGGATATGACGAGAAACAAACTATCCTAAAGCAGATAAGGGCTGAACGAGACAAGTTCATGCAGCTACAGGATAGCGTGAACTAAACAAAAAGAAGGAGTAGGCATCTCGCTTACTCCTTCTTCCTCTTCTTACGGATTCGGTTTAGTCCTCATCGTCTTCGTCCTCAGCCCATCCTTCGGGTATGTGAACCTCGATGTCGGGCTTCATTACCTCGAAACACTTTCGTAGCTCTAGCATTACCCAGATGGCTCTCTGTACGGCTGGATAGTCTGTCCAACTTTCCAAAGGGGTTACTGCCAACTCGATGGCAGCTTCGTTAATCTCGTTACACACTTCGTCAACGTTTCCGAATGACTCTTCAACCATCTTCCAAAGAAGATTCAAATCTTTTGTCTGTTCCATATTGTGTTGGAATATGAAAAGGGACAAACATACCTTTTGTTCAATGCACTCCCAACACAAGATGCACCCTTACACCATTACAATGCAAGGAAAGGTGTTTGTCCCCTAATATCGTTATACAATTCACATATAGCTGGCACTTGCAGATTGAACGGTCTGCTTATGTCTGCTTTTTTAACTATATTTTTTACTTTTGCTTATCGTGTTGGGATAGCGATTTTTATTATTTGAACACTGCAAAAGTAGTCTCTTTTTCTGAAATAGCGAAGCAAAATAGCAAGTTTAACACTAATTTAACACAAGCAGAAGGCGAATGCAGAGAGACAAAAGGCTGAGGGAAAGAAGTAAATACCTTGGCAAGTTTAACGGATATAACTATGGGGTGGAGATAAATGCTTATCTTTGCCCCATATTATTAATAATGTGTATACATATATATGGATATTTACAAAATAGTAAAGGGAAACTCTTTCACGCTGCATATTCAGATGCAGAAAGCCTACATCAGCCAGAACAAGCAGATGTTGGAAGACCTTGATGTGGCTGCCATCAGCCATCTGGAGGTGCTCCTGATAGATGCCTTCGGGGATGAGGTGGCGCAAATGAAGGTGCTGGACATTGATACCTCGGACAATGCCAAGCAAAACGAGATTTCCGTCTCCTTCCCTAGCTGCAATCTAGAGGAGGGCATCTATGGCATCATGGTGCGTGGCAAGTATAATGGCAATGACCTTTGCAGCATCGAGAAGAAGCTCTTCCGTATCGTGGAGCGCAATGGCAAGTCTCACATTCCGCTTGGTATCGTGGAGGGAGAACAAGGGGGTATGTACAATACCAAGTACTGGATAGAGCTGAATGCAAACAGCGACATCGGTCTAAGCTATTATGGGGCTTCATCCATCAAGTCTATCGACATCTTGAATCTTGAATATCTTACACAGATAGATTCGCTTCGTGTCAAGACTCTGCATATTCAGACTACGGACGAGGACGATACTATCTGGTTTGTCTCTCCTGTAGAACTGAGTTTCTCGCAAGGTGGCCTCCCTCTCGAAATGAATGCCAACAAGGATGATGAGTATTATTACTACCATTCTGACGAGTTGGTGGCTGGTGATAACGAAATATCAATACTTTAAAAATTATATATATAATATGGTAGAAACAAAATATGGTGGTACGTTGAGGTCTTCTCGTAAAGACAAGACGTTGGCATTCGCAGAGAATATCCGTGATGCCAACCTCAGCGAGATGCAAGATGCTCTCAACAGACAGTTGAAGGAATCTCTTCCAAAGATTGCTCAACTGCAAACCACTACAAAGCAATTACAAGACACCGTGGATGGCATAGCCGTCAGCGGTGGTGCATCCGTAGGCTCTGCTGTCACCTACGACAACACCCTGAGCGGCTTGGATGCTCAGAATGTTCAGAATGCCATTGACGAAATAGTCAACAACCTCGGACACTACGAGACCAACGAGGAGTGGCTGCGAGCCTACACCGATGCAGAAGACAAGTTCCTTTGGGGCATCCGTGTGGATGGTAGCATCGACTGGTCTGTCGGCATCCCTAAGCCAATCCAAAAGGCTCTGAATGACATCATCGCCAACAACGAGGCTTTTCAGAAGACGCTCCAAGAGACTCTTGAAACTTACAAGCAAGAGTTGAACGAGCAGATTACCAACCTCCAAGACACCAAGGTAGACAAGGAGGAAGGCAAGTCCCTCATTGACGATGAGGTAAAGGAGTGCTTTAAGGTAATCGAGAATGAAGAGTTCATTCGTGCCATCACAGACAGCGAGGATAGGATACTGTTTGGCATCTACAGAGAGACAGGAAAGCCATACTTCCCCCTCAATGACATGTATCATGTTGAGCAGAACGAGGAGTTCTTTGCAGCCTGGCTTGATGCTGCTGATCATGTATTGCTAGGCATCAGAAGAGACGGACAAATCATAGGTGAGATTCATGCTGTGAATGCCTTAAAGCAAGTAATCTCTCAGATTCAATCTGATGTGGCAACCTTGCAGGAGAAGGTAGGCACTATTGATGCGAGCCTTCAAGAACTCCTTTCTGTGTTCTCCTTGCAAGATAACGAGGAATATCTAGCAGTTGAAGAAGATGCAGATGGCAAGGTGCTGTCTTGCACTAATCCCGATGGTAGCCATTATATCAACAAGGTGAAATCCGAGACTATCCCAACAGAGTTTGAGCACATCGAAGACCCAGAGGGAAGAATGGAGATAACCACTGATGCAGATGGCAAGATGCTAGGCTATCGTGATAAGGAAGGCACAAGGCATGAGCATAAGATTTCAGCAAAGCATCTAGAACTATCCGATGAAGCTGCAACAGAGGTGAACAACGCTTTCAAATTAGCAGGCATAAAGATGGAGAACCCTTCTGATTTCAGCAAGGATAGCCTCGTAGAGTTGTCTATCCCTCGTATTGCTGCACAAGTAAGAATCTATGCCCCTAAGTTGCCTACAACCAAGACAGATGATATTGAGGCTGAAATTGAGTACAACGATAAGGATGGTAATTACTTCCGCAAGCCAGTAATCTTGAATGCACAAGGAAGTTCATCTATGGGCTACTATGTGAAGAACATGGCTATAGACCTCAACGATGGTAGCGAGATTAAGTTTGGTGATTTTCCTACACAGGATAGCTTTCACTTGAAGAAGTACTACATTGATGCTTTCAGAGGTCAGTGCATCGTTGGCTATTGGTTGATGGAGCAAGTCTATAAGTCTCGTCCTTTAGGTCAACAATATCCTTATGAATATAGCTATTCTAATGACAGCGTTACAGATGGCTTGGGTGATGTAAAGAAGGATTTCTTCACGGGAGCAAAGTGCCATCCTGATGGCTTCCCTATCATCATTACTTGGGTTAACTCCGAGACCAAGGAAGAGACTTGGATGGGTATCTACACATGGAACTTAAAGAAGTCTAAGGAAGTCTATAATTGTGATAAGAAAAAGGCAGAGAACATCATTCTTGATGGTTCGATTAATAATTCCACACTATTTGGTGACAATGTAAATTGGTCTGCTTTCGAGATAAGAAATCCTAAAAATTTAGTTGATATTGATGGCAACAAATATGATGGTGATAACCCAAAGGAACTTTCGGACACGGACCCTTTGTCTAAAAAAGTCAAGGATTACATATTAAGATTTCAAGGATTGTCTAAAAAGTTAGACAAGGCATCAGATGATAATGAACGAAAACAAATCATGGAGGAATATTTTATTATTCCAACGACAATAGATTATTTCCTTGTATCACAGATATTGTATCATTTTGATGGATTTGATAAAAACTGGATATGGATAGGATATGATGGCAAAAAGCTGACCCCAAGCCTGTATGATGTTGATTCTATTTTTGGTATGTTTTGGAATGGAACATACGTGATACCAAATAGCTCAAATACTACCATACTAAATAATTATCCGTTCTTCTATCTTCCTTATGCATTTGAGACTGAGATAAAAGAAAGGTACGCAGAATTGAGGAATAAAGGCATATTCAGTGAGGAAAACATTGTCGCTCTGTTTGAGAAATGGATTTCCATGGTTGGTTTTGATAACTATAAAAAAGAATTTTCATTATATAGTGAAACTCCATCCTATCGAGATTCCAACATCAATGATGGTTGGGAACTTGTAGAATACAATGGACAAACTAATTACGATAATGGAACGACATACAATAGTGGAGATACATGCTCTTACATGGGATATAAATTCAAGGCATTGAGAGCAAACGTAGGAGTTGCACCACTAGATAAGATTTACGAAAATTCTCCAAAATATTTAGGCTTTCATAATAGCATCGAAAGAATAAAGAACTGGTTAGTTAATCGTATTTCCTTCCTTGATACAAATTATAAATATTTAAATAATTACTAATATGGAATGTTTAATAACAAAATTGAAGGGTATAGTTAACGACAGTAGCTTGCCTAAAATTAATGAGCTTATTGTTGAGGCAAACAATGCATCAAATGCAGAACTTGAGATGAATTACACTGGTGTGGATTACAGAACTTATGGTAATGTTACTGTAAAAGACATTAACAATGGAAAGAAAACTATTACTGGTACTGGCAAGGTGTTCTTTTCCAATCAAGGTAATGAAAACCAGGTTTATGAAGTAAAAACATGGGGCGCAGAATCCCTTAGTTTTCCAAATCTAATGTGCAATTTCTTAAAAAGTTGTAGCAATCTTTACATATCTAACTTAGGTTACAAAACACCATTAGGTAAGGCATTAAATAGAACTATCATTAAAAATTCTGATATAATTGGAGATTATAGTAAGTTAATGCAAACAGAGGAGCTTGACTTGTATAATTGTACTTTTAATGGTCAAATTTTTGATATTGGAAATCTGCCAAACAACAGCATTGTAACCAAGATATGTCTTAATGGTATGGCTTCTACTGGTGATATATCAAAACTTAATGCGGAAAACTACCCAAAACTAAAGGAAATCAGTTTTTGGGGCAATAAGAGTTCTACTGGTTTATATGGTGATATTTCGAAAATATTACCTTCGGGACAGTACATTATGGGTAGTTATGGTAAAGGCTACTCTTGGTCTGATAGACCAGCTTCGTCGAAGATACTTGCCCTAGGTACAATTAATCTTGGCGATGATTTGGATAAGATGTTTATAAATCAAGCCACACTTGAAATTGGTAGTTCTTACTCTTATAAAATATTTATCGTGAAAGGAAACAGAACATCAGCATCGGATGAAGCTATTGCAACATTACAAGGTAAGGGATTTACTATCAAAATTGAGCCTGCATAACAGAATACAATAAAGTAAAGAAACAATATGAACAAATTGACAAAGAGATTCAAGGTAGTACACGAGGGAAACAAGATGGTTCTCCCTCTGACAGAGGAAGGTGACAATGCTGAGGTATTCCCAACCAACACAGCCACCGCAGTAGAGTTTGACACATACGCAGAAGCCAAGTCTTACGTAGACTCTCATGGCTTGGTGTATGAAGAGCCGAAGTTTGAGTAGGTGAAAATAAAGAGCCGAGGTTTGTCCGCTAAGTAGCTGACTTTATAAACAATAAAAGAGATGTTGTCCACATGGGGCTACATCTCTTTTATTTGGTATCTGTCATAATTCTCGCAGATGTACTTCGTGTATGTTATTTACTTTGAGAACATTCCATATCCACCAGAGCCTTCATCCATATATAACTTGTAGAATTTGCTTGGTGTACCGATTTTGAAACGCTTGCCCTTCTCAGAAGACTTGATGCCGTAGCATTCAGTCTTATCCTTATATTTCTCGGTAGCAGCATCCTGAGAGTAGTTTGTAATACCACTTATCCAAAAGTCGTTGTCAATATGCTTGTCGGCAACATCATTCTTGGTAAATCCGTAGGCGATACGATTCTTGAAGCTCATAGGTGTTGATGTTTGCGTATACGTGCCAACTTGGTATGTGCCACTTGGATAGTCCTTGGAACGCTCACACGTAACCACCCTATCAGGATTTACAGAATAGTAGCTGAATATCTTGTAGCACTTGGCAGGGATGCAGACGATTTCTTTCTCCTTGCTGGTAATGCTATTCGCCAAAGCCTTAACCGTTCTTACGCTCTTTGCGTTGACTAGAGCCTGGACATCCTCGTAATACACACCATTGCCCCACAAGCCACTACCATTTGCGTTCCCAGTTACAGATGCTCCCATATTGGTGTACTCATCATAACTCTGAGACGTGAATGTTCTTCCTTGGTAGTAGTCTACCGCTTGACCATTGACTACATAGAAGCTCTGACCCATATTCACAAAGATGTCCTTGTCGGTCTTATTTAAGATGGCAAATTTCAACTTGCCATTGTTCGACCAGAGATTGTAAAGCACCTTGCAGTCCTCGTTCTCATACACAAGAGAGTTGTCTTGCATCTTAGTATTGTTAGAACTTACATCATACACTTGGTAATAGTAGCTCTTGCAGGAAGCTAGACTCAATCCGATAACAGCTATAAATGCTGCCTTCATCATACATTTCTTCATAATTCTAAGTTTTTTAGTTTAAAAAGTTGTGGCAAATGTACGAAAAACTATTGGATGAGCCTCGCAAATTCACATTTTTAACATAATGGATGGTGGAAATGGTTTCAAACTGTTAGTTTTGGATAGGGAATGGAGGGGTGAAAGTTTAGGATTGAAAGTATTTGCAAAGTTTAACTAAGAAATGTTTGGAGGAATGAATGGGGTTGGAGGGAAATTTGTATATTTGTGGCATCATTTAATTTTCTAGAGTTAAAATCAACGGAATAATCAACTTTTTAAAACCGACAAGATTATGGATGATGAACAGAAAGCCGAAGTCCAACGGCTAATAAAGGACATAGACATTACCGAGTTGATGGGCTTGATGATGCGGAGTGGAAATAGGTATTCGAGACGTATACTGAAATTCTTCAGAGAATTTTGCAAGTGGATGCCGATACTCATTATGTGCTTTCATGCATACGGAATATGGGATTTCAGTAAGCATCCTAGAGAAATGTTTATACCTTATGAGGAGAATCTTCCTTGCTACCTCTTTATATACTTTATGTTGTATATTCTGCCGATGGTGATTATACTGGCTAGCAGATTCTTCTTTTTGTGCTGGAGGTACAGGATTCCGTTCTTCTATTTCTTTGGTGTGAACAGCATCCATATCGCTTACAGGAACTGGTATACGACCAACGAGATGGTGATGGAGCATAAGTGTCTGCTTGTAATGACGGCTGCATTCTATCTATATGGGTTTGCTGAAATGTTCCTGACGAGGAGTGAGGTAGGAAAGAAAATATGTTCTTAATCAATAAATGTTTGTGATATGAAGAAGGCTTTGAATTATGAGGTACTTGGTGTTGCCTTGAAGACTCTGGGCGATGCTTGCTTGAAGGCTGCCGAGCAGGAGAAGAATGGCGAGCCGATTACCGCTTGTGGTATGAGTGATGATGATTTGGAGAACCTCTGTGAGCAGATTCCAATGATGATGAACCCGATGATGAGCACAGAGGAGGTGAAGGATATGCTCCACGTCTCGGATGCTACCCTTAACAGGATGGTGGCGAGGGGAGATATTCCGAATGGGGAGTGCAAGAAACGTGGGCATACCAGATATTTCAAGAAATGGGATATATTCCATTTCTTGAAAAGCAAGAGGAACTCTTAGGATATTCCTAATGGTTGAACTTGTAAGCATTCCTTACAAGTTGAAGAGGGGCAAATGATTGCTCCTCTTTTTTATGCTATAAAACATACAATTTTCTAAAAAAAATATATACAATATTTCTCTCAAAATATATATTCTAGAAAATGATACTACCTCCTATCATCTTAAATCTTTGATAATCAGTAGATAAAAGAAAGTGTGAGCGAGTTATGGGATAACTTGCCCTTTATTGGTAACTTTGCTGACGTAATCGGTTACAAGCGTGTAGGTAATAGAATGTTTAACTTTTAGGTAGAAAGATTATGTCAGAAGAAGTAATTAAGACCTCTAGCTGTTGCCCTGAGGCAATGATGGGCGGCATGATGGGTTCGATGTTTAACAGACACGATGATGGTCTTGCCACTGCTGCCATGATGAATGGTGGTATGAACAACTGGATGAACAATCCTTTTGTGTATCTGGTGTGGATGATGTTTGCCAACAGAATGTGGGGCAACGATGGCAACAAGGTACAGGATGCAGAGATTCAGGCGAAGCTCAATGCGCTGAGTAATCAGATGAGCGACAACCATAACTCTGACCTCTTGATGAGTGCCATTCAGGGTAACAACCAAGACTTGAAGACACTGGGCGCAAGCCTTAACTGTGACTTCAACCAGCTGCAGAGTAGTGTATGCGCTGTGCGCTCTGCCATCGAACAGGTGGGCGGTCAGGTAGGCTACACTGGTGAGCGAGTAATCAACTCGGTTATCAATGGTAACTTGCAGTTGACCCAAGCCTTGAAGGACTGCTGCTGCCAGACTCAGCAGAACATCATCAAGATGGGCTATGAGAACCAAATCGGGCAGAAGGAGATAGAGAACTCCATGCAGCGTGGTTTCGATTTCAACAATCGTAGCGTAGAACGTGGTTTCTCAGCCTTGGGCTATCAGATGGCTACAGATAAGTGCGACATCATCAGAGCGAACCAAGACAGTACACAGCGTATCGTTGACGTTTTGCAGCAGCACTGGCAGGCAGACTTGCAGCAAAGATACAATGATGCTCGCCTGGAGTTGAGTCAGCAACGTCAGAATGCGGCTTTGATAGCAGCATTGAAGACTACGACCACTACAACGGCAACTACTTAATGGTTAATGTTAAGTGTTAAATGTTAAGTGTTAACTTTGTGGGTGTGTGAGACAGACTGAATCATTTAAGAGGGAGGGGACTGCGTGATGCAATCGCCTTCCTCGCCATACATTAACATTAAACTTTTTGAGATATGACATTCAAGGAACTAAAGGGGAATTATCCTATTTATCTACTAGACCGTGCTTCTCTGAAATATGAGCAAGCAAAGGTGATGAACGTGCAACCCAACTTTCAGACCACAGCGTATGGGAGGATGGAGGTGAACGTAACCATCCAGACAAAGGATGGGAAACAGAACACTTATTCGGTGGCAGACAGCGAGCAGTCGGCATACGCCAACACTCTGCTGATAGCTACGAGCAAGGACTGCGTGGTGAACGAACTGAATGTGCTGAAAAGCAACAGCGAGGAGATACTGAGCAAGGTAGACGAGCACAAGAGAATCGTGAAGGAATGCTCGGAACTGTTGGCTGAGATTGATACGACATTCAGAGACCAACAACTGACCGACAAGAGACTGACGAAACTGGAGGAGGGGATGGCCTCGATGGGAGGTGATATGAAAAAGATACTAGATTATATACAGACTAAAAGTTAGGACTATGGACTTTGTGGAATTGATACAGAAATATCAGGATGGTACAACTCCTGAGCAGATGTTGGCGGTAACCAAGGTTATCGGCAAGTTTGTGGCTACGCATGCCGATGAGGACGAACTGCGGAAGCTGTACAAGGATATATATGGTGTGATAAGCGATGGACACTATGACCGGTACTTTGCCGAGGATGCCATCAAGAAGATGTACTATGAGGACGAGGATGGCAACAAGCATCGTGCCCCATTCTTCAAGGAAGAAGAGATAGACGATGCCTTCGATGAGCACAAGGACGATATTTCGGACTACACCATCTATGACCTTGCGGTAACGATGAACATGCTGAGGAGCGACAATGCAAGATTCTTGGAGAAGTATGCGCACAGCGAGAGCGAGAAGAAGGAGATGGTGGTGAATATGGCAGTGGAATATCTGCAAGACCCAGATGCACCCTATCCTAAGAGCAAGGTGTGGAGGTATCTGAACGGATGAAAATGAATATCCCCTAGGAACAGGAATGCTTCTAGGGGATATTTTTGTGTGGGTGATGGATGGTTAGGCAACACCCTTCCAGCGTAGGAACTTGCGCTTGCGCCATCGCTTGCCATTCTTGCTCTTGCAGTTGGTATGATACAAGCAATCGTGGAACAGGTCTCTCGGCTTGCCATCCTTAGGTGTGAGACCTACCTTGCGGAATGCCATGTACTGGTTGCGATTCATAACCATCAACTTGCCCTTCTCCGTAGGAAGAACATAATAGATGTCTCCATCCTTGGATGCCATCTTGTCTGCCGCTGCCGTAGCCTTGCGGTACATCAACTCGCACTTGATGCGACTGATTAACTTTTTGACTTTCGTGAAAATCATAATTGTGAATATTTAAATTATACTTATGTGATGGTAGCTGCCGAAACAGATACTCTTTTTCTCATTACCCTTACATTGACGTTTATCATCTTAGGCATATCCATCTCATTGAAACAGATGTGGAGTCCGATGGCTCTGGTCATAAGCAAATCATCGTGCTTGCCATCAATCGCTCCGTATGCGCCATTCTTCTTGCGCTCGTAGGTGATGAACTCGTCAAGGCATCGCTCGTCTCGCTCTACATACAGATGCTCTCTGACCACTTGAACCAAGGTAGAGATAATCATCGGCTTGGTAGCCACATTGGTATGGAAACCATACTTGCGTGGAATGCCCTCCCTGATGTCTGCCTCGCTCTGCTTACGGGCATAGAGATTGTCGTAACAGTCCTTAATCTGATTGAGGATAAACTCGGACTGGTCTCCACCTTCCAAGATATGCTCCTTATCCTTTGTCTCTAGGGTATTGGACTCTATGACCAGAAGGGCATTGTCGTAGTACTTGGCTATCTGTGCTGCCTTCCAAGCCAACAAGTCCATGTCAATGTGTCCGTACCATTGGGCTACCACGTATGGCTTACCACCTTCCATCATCCAGTATCTGTCGAATACACAGATAACAGACCAGTCGGCTTTCGCTCCTCGTCCACCAATATCCACTACAACCAGATAACGATTGGTTACCTTGCAATCATCGAAATGCTCAGGATGATTCCATATCCATAGCTGTCCTTGCTTGTCCTCGGTGAAGCGGACATTCTGTAGGCACTTCTTGCCCTTGTAGCCATCGCCATACACATCGCCAACAACCTTGGGTGCTCGGCACTGCTTGCGGAATTTCTCTACCTTATCCTCGGCAAAGACCTTAGCTCCTGAGTGCTTGAAGGCCTCCACATCATCGGAAGGATAACCGCTTGCCATATCGCCATGGTCTGTGAACTTCTTGCGCTCGGTGATGTACCAATTAATCGCCTCCAAAGGTGCGCCCATCTGCCACAGCTTCCATAGATATGTGCCAGGCTCTTCACGGTCGGACATCACATTATTGTCTTCTCGGTGCTCATAGAGCCTAGTGGCAAACTCTTGTTTCTGCTTCTTGGTCTCGAAATCGAGATGGTACATATCGTATATCTCGAACCAAGGCACGAAGAACGGTTCAAACTGAGACTCGCCCTTCTTGGCTGCTACCCACTCACGATGGAAGAAATTGCCAGTACCATTGGCGGTGGACTCGTAGACTATCATCGTGTATGGTCGATACAAGATACCATTGGTGGCATTCTGAACGACATCTTCTGGAGATTTGCCCTCGGTCTTCTCCCATAAGCCTACCTCAGAGCAGTGGACTAGGTTGTAGTCCTCACCATTGGCAGATGTAGGTTTTTGCATAGAGCCTACCTTAATCTTGCAGAAACGCTGTGGCACTTTCTTGACATTGCCTGACGTACCGAAGCCCACAAACTTAGGTTCACCCTCGCTGTATGCCTCGCCCATTTCGTGAAGGAACTTGGTAGGGAACTCCTTCAATGCCTCATCGAACATACCACGGATGGTTTCGGCTGTGTCCTTGACCTGAGCCACGATGAGCGAGTTGAGACCCTTCTGCCACATCAGTTGCAGCCAGAGCATATACATCTGAATAACCGTAGAGCCTCCCCATTGTCGGGCTTTCAAGAGAATGAGACGGATAGGGCGATTCTTCTTTCTGCGCACCTCCAGCCATCGGCACAGTCTGCGCTGTGGGCGGCGAAGGACAAAGCGGAATGGTAGACCACCTCCCTTAGGCTTGATGTAGATGAACACACCAAAGAAGAAGAAGGGGTCGTGCTTCATACGAAGGCGAGTGAACTGCTCCACCAGTTGCTCACGGTCGAAGTCGTAGTTGCGCTGCATCGGTGGCAGACCTTGCTTGGCATTCTCTTGGTCGCATTCATCATACAACTCATTCAGGTAAGCATCCAGGCTCCCAGCCTCCTTCAACTGCTTGACCAACGGAATCTTCTTCATTTCCATTGGCAGATATTGGTCGGGAATCGGGAAATCGTCTAGATGGAGATAGAATCGCTTATCGCCACAGCCCTCTCCAGTGACAGGATTGAAGGGTGTGAGGAACTCCTTGATGCGTTTCTCGTTCTCTTGAAGGATGGCAAGCGTGTGCTTGTCGGCTGCGCTTGGGCTGATGGTGGTCTTTACTTGTCTTGGCATAGCGGTGCATTTAAATAACCCCACAAAAGACCAAGTACATAGCAGTAGATGTGGACTCCAAAAGCCATGCACGGAATGAATATTCCAACAGAGATGTAGAGAAGTATGGTGAGATTGTATTTCAGCTTATTCTCTACGTATGGGGCGATAAAGCCCATATAGGCATAGACCACGCCACTGAGACCTACGATAGGTAGTGTGGATGGGAAAGCGTAGCTTATGGCTATGATATAGAACACAAAGAAATTGCCGATGCCACAAGGAATGAAACGGATGCACTGATGGAGCACCCAGAGATTGACTAGGGCATGGAACGGATTCTGATGGTAGAACGGATAGGTGATGCGCTGCAAGAATGAGCAGCCATCGCTGAGACCCATACCATCATACCCCAAGAAGGAGATACAGAAAATTATAATGTACCCAGCATAAATCGCAATCTGCTCTTTCGAAGTTCGTAACATCTGCGTTTCTCCTCCTTTCTCACCTTTTCGAGAATGTTGACTAGCGACTTCCTAGTAAGATAGAAACTAGGGGCAGGCTCATTACAGATGCGCCAAATAATCTCCTTCTTGGTGAGAGAAGGAAACTGTTCTCGATATAAATTGAATCTACGGAAAATCTCTTGGAACATAGCTACCCTAGTGGGTATCATATGATTGATGGATTTTCCTTTGAGGAGGTGCAGTATGACTTGGTAAGCCCTCATTTCGGATACCCAAAACCTCCTGCTCGGTGATTGTTCCAACTGCTGGATAATCTCCGAGAGACTGACATTGTCTCTTACCTCTATAATTTGTTTGTAAGCCCTCAATAAATCAGCGTTTCTCTCTGCTATGAAATCGCATACTGCGCCTTTATATTTCATATATACACTGCAAATATACAAAAAAATATTGAATAAGTCGGATATGAATAGGTAAATTTAACGGATATAACTAAAAATAGGTACAAAATGATTAATTTTGACGCATATTTCAATAACAATACATATATATATGGCAGAAAATACAAATATAGAACAGAATGCTGGTGCTGCTACACAGCAAGCTACCAAGACCAAGAAGGACTTGGCACTGGAGCGACTGAAGGCTCGCCATCCCGACACTGAGTATGCTGACGATGAGGCTATCTACAGTGCCATCAATGACGATTATGATGCAGACCAGAAGGCTCTCGAAGGCTACAAGGCTAACGAGAAGGCGATGTCGGACATGATGAGTGCTGACCCAAGGAGTGCTACCTTCTTGCAGGCGATGAAGGGTGGCAAGAACCCATTCGTGGAACTGGTGAGAAACTTTGGTGACGATATGGTGGACTTCCTCTCTGACCCAGACAGTGCCGAGGAGGTGGCTGGTGCTCAGGAAGACTATCTGAAACGTGTATCTGAGGGCAACAAGCTGAAAGAGGAATACGACAAGAACATGGAGGCTAGCTTGAAGGTGTTTGCTCAGATGGACGAGGAGTTTGGCGAGGAAACCACCGATGAACTTATCGGCAAGCTGATGATTGTAGCCAATGATGTGATTCGTGGCAAGTTCACCAAGGAAACGCTTGATTTATTCCGTATGGCAAAGAACCACGACCAAGATGTGGCTGATGCTGCCCATGAGGGCGAGGTGAGAGGCAAGAACAGCAAGCACATGCAGAACCTAGAGCTTCGGAAGAAGGGCGATGGCACTGCCGACCTTGACTCTGCCAATGCCGAGGCACCGAAGACGGATAACCAGCCTGACCTAGGTGCGCTGGGTCGTGCTGCCCGAAGAGGTAACATATGGGAGCGAGGCAACGAGAAGAGAACACACATAAGATAATGTTAAATGTTAAGTGTTAAATGTTAACTTTGTGGGTATATATAATAAGGTGAAAAGATAATATCAATATTAATTAAAATAAGGATAACAATGAAGAAGACAAAAAAAACATTGAATCGGCTGTTCTCCGTGTTTATTATGGTGATGGCGATTATTTTTGGAGTTAATGGTAACGTGCTGATGGCTGAGGCTGTACTTCCTGATGGCGGCTCGTCTGAGAGTGGTGCGCCTGGCGAGGCTGGCGGTGCTGGTGCTGCAAACGAGGCTGGCAATGGCGGTGCTGGTGCTGGCAATGATGGTGTAGCCACTGAGGGCAAGGGTCGTGAGCATTTCAACGACAAGGGCATTGAGTACTACAACAACGACATCAACGACAAGATTACGAAGATTCGCCCGATGGCTACTCCTGTAGACCAGATTTCGAGATACGCTAACACTAAGTCGGCAGGCTCGTTTATCGTAGAGTATTGGAGCATCGGCACTCGCCCTATCAAGACTACCGTGAAGACTCAGACAACTGCTATGACTTCTGGCACTTCGATGGTATTGAATGTGGAAGACCCAGATATGTTTACGCTGGATGATACCATCCGAGTGGTAGGTGTGAAGGCTATCACTAACTATAAGGGCATCGCATATAGTTCCATCAAGGGTAAGCCAACACCAGACTTGGAGCTGTGTGTATGCGGTCGCAACTCAGATGGTCAGCCTATTGTCTATGCCATCAATGGTACACAGATTGGCGATAAGCCTTATGGTATTCCTCAGTTGGAGGCAGGTCAGAAGCTCATCCGTATGGCGAAGAGTTGCGGAGAGTTGGACGTACAGACCGGTCGTTTCAACAACCTTCCTGAGCCAGAGATTCAGTACTGCCAGAACTTTATGATTCAGGTAGAGCAGAGTACATTCGACAAGATTGCCGACAAGCGTGTAGACTGGGACTTCTCGGACTTGGAGGAGGATAGCATCTACGATATGCGATTGGCAATGGAGGGTACTTACCTCTTTGGCGATATGGCTTGCATCCGACACACTACCAAGAACAATGCCGCTCAGTGGTTTACCAAGGGTATCTGGTGGATGGCTGGCAAGGACATCGAGGTAGGACACAAGGCTACTGAGGCTGATATTGCAGACGGCTACAAGGAGAATGAGCGTGTTATCTCTGACTTGGACTTGGTGGACATCAGCAAGGATTTGTTTGTAGGTACAGGTATCGGCAACAAGCGCAAGGTGCTTATCTGCGGCTCTGACTTCTTGACTGCACTTTCTAAGATTAATTCTGACAAGTTCCGCTTGAAGGACACTGTGGAGGTATGGAACTTGAAGTTCAAGAGTTGGGAGACCGACTTTGGTGAGATACTTACTATTCATTCCGAGTTCTTCGACTTGCAGGGTATGAGCGATTCAGCATTTGCACTCGACCCAGAGTTCTTGGTAAAACGTGTACACTTGTCTTGGACTCGCAACGTGCTCGACTTGAAGAAGGCTGGTATTCGCAACACCGATGCTGTGGTTGTTCAGGAGGTGGCTTGCCTCTACTTGAAGTACCCTAAGGCACATGCACGTATGAAGCTCGCTAGTGCAGCCTAAACGCAATTAAAAATTAAGAATTAATAATTAAGAATTAATAATGAGAGGGGTGTGGGCAACAAGCCCCATCCCTCTTTCTCGTATAAAAAAGACAATTATGTATAAGACATATAAAGGATATTCGGACTTAGCATTTAACGTGATGGTGGACGGGAAACCGAGACGAGTTTCCTTTGAGCCACAGAGCCACGGCTCTAGCATCTACAACACAAGAGACGTGAAGGAGCAGAAGGGTATCGAGGCCCATCCATGGTTTAACGACAAGTTCTGGCTGGAGAGTGAGGTGGACGAGGTGAAGCAAGCTGCCGAAGCGAAGAAGAAGGCTGCTGCCAAGGCTAAGAAAGCGGAGGCAGAGAAGAAGACCCATCTGGTGGAAGACCTAGCGGATGCCAAGGACTATCTGGCTGACGAGTACGGCATCTCTCGCTCTAAGATGAAGACGAAGGAGGACATCTTGGAAATCGCCAAGGAGCACGGTGTGGAACTAAAAGGACTGGAGTAATTATGAATACGTATGCTGTATCTGAACTGGTGAAGGAGGTGAAGGTGATACTTGACCGTAACCAAGAGACTGCTGCACTTCTGCCGACTGATAGTGATACGCTGTCGCAAGGCGAGATTATCAAGGGCGTAATCGTGGATGCAGCAAGAATCATAGAGACTGCTGCGCCTGGCAATATGGTGGAAGGCGAGAAGTACGAGGACATAGATGTATCGTGGGTGGAAGACCATGGTGCTTACGTTGGTACGGTATTGCTGCCATCAGACCTCATCAGACTGCTATCCGTGAAGGTGGAGGGATGGCGAAGACCAGCTACCATCATCACCGAGGAGGATGATGCCTACAAGGTGCAGACAAGTCCTTGGGGAGTGAGGGGAAACGCTGAGCGACCTGTGGCTGCCATTGTGCATAGCGAGGGTGGACGATACCTAGAGCTATATACGAGCAAGGTGGACGATGTGGGTGTGGATTTCTCGTATGTGAAACTGCCGACAATCGTGGATGGCAACATAGAACTGCCTAATGGGTTGAAGGATGCCATTGTGTATATGGCTGCTTACCTGACCTGCATCAGCCTTGGCGATACCGAGACGGCTGCAAGATACAAGGCTACAGCCAATGAACTGGCTGGAATCGTAGAACCTACTTAAACATCGGGAATATGGTAAAGAAAAAGGAAAAAGCTAAGTTGATGTCGCTGAGCAAGGTGATGGATAAGGATGAGCTAGATACCGTGAAGCAGAGCTTCAAACGTTACGACCAGCCTTATCAGAGAGCCTATGCGGTGCTCTTCGAGGCCCAGCGATATTACGACAATATGGAGAACTTCCGCAAGAGACGATTGAGAAACAAGCGGTATTGCTATGGTGACCAATGGGGAGACAAGATAGACGTGCCGACTTGTGGCGGTCTCGGCAAGAAGACCATCAGGGAGGAGGACTACATCCGTGAGCAGGGTAGCGAGCCATTGAAGAACAACCTTATCCGTAGACTGGTGAAGAATGTGCTGGGTGTGTATCGCTCACAGAGCAAAGAGCCTACTTGCATCGCAAGAGACAAGGACGAGCAGCGATATGGCGAGACGATGAGCGTGGTGCTGCAATACAACCGACAACTGAATCGCAATAATGAGGTGGAGGCGAGAACGAGCGAGGAGTTTCTGATAAGCGGTGCTGCCATCCAGAAGAAGAAATTCGGATGGAGAAGGAACAGACTGGACTGCTGGACGGACTACGTGAATCCCAACAATTTCTTCATAGACAACAATATGAGGGATTTCCGTGGATGGGACGTGAGCTGCCTGGGCGAGGTGCACGACATCAATATCGGCAACGTGCTGAGAGAGTTTGCCGATACCCCACAGAAGGCTAGATGGCTGAAAGAGATATATCACAATGCTTCAGACAGAAGGTTTGTGTCTGACAGCTTGCAGCCCTTTGGCGAGTTTGACCCAAGGCGAGTGGACTTTATGTGTCCTAGCAATCCTTCGCTGTGCCGAGTAATCGAGGTATGGAGGAAGGAGAGCAAGCCAAGATACAGATGCCACGACTACAACAATGGTGATGACTTCAAGATAGACATCGAGGACTACCACGACATCGTGGAACTGGAGAACCAAGACCGCTTGCAGAGAGGTACGGCTGCTGGTATGGCAGAGGAGGACATTCCGATGATTAAGGCAGAGTGGTTTATGGATGATTACTGGTACTTCTACTACCTATCGCCTTTCGGGGACATACTGAGAGAGGGAGAGACCCCATACGCTCATGGCGAGCATCCATACGTGTTCAAGTTCTATCCATTCATAGATGGCGAGATACACAGCTTCGTGGAAGACGTGATAGACCAGCAGCGATATGTGAACCGACTTATCACGATGTACGACTTCATTATGAGGGCGAGTGCCAAGGGTGTGTTGCTATGTCCTGAGGACTGTCTGCCAGACGATATGAGTTGGGATGATTTCGCTGACGAGTGGAGCAGATTCAACGGAGTGGTGAGATACAAGCCGAATGCCCAAGGCAATGTGCCACAACAGGTGGCAAGCAACTCGGTGAATATCGGTATCGGGGACTTGCTGAACTATCAGTTGAAGTTCTTCGAAGACATATCGGGTGTGAATGGTGCGCTGCAAGGCAAGCCAGGCGTATCGGGCACTAGTGGTTCGCTGTATGCCCAGCAGACACAGAACGCTACGATGTCGCTGCTTGACATCTTGGAAAGCTACAGCCAGTTTATCATAGATGGTGCTTACAAGGACGTGAAGAACATTCAGCAGTACTACGACTCGAAGAAGACCTTCAACATCGTGGGCAGGGCAGGGCAAGAGGTAGAGTATGACCCTAAGAAGATAAGGGACGTGGAGTTTGACATCAACATCACGGAGAGTACTTCCACACCAGTGTACAGACAGATGGCAAACGAGTTCTTGATGCAGCTATGGCAGGCGCAAGCAATCACCTTGCAGCAGCTTCTGCAAGTGGGCGATTTCCCATTCGGGGACGAGCTATTGCAGAGCATCAACAGCCAAGAGCAAGACATCAAGAATGGTATTACTCCACAAGGTGTATCTCCACAACTGCAAGCGCAAGTGGAGCAAGCATCGCAGAGCAATCCGAAGGCTCAGGCTATGCTACAGCAGATGATGAGTGGGCAAGGTGTGCAGCCTAGTGAGCAGCAAGCACCGCTGAGTGCATAGACAATGTTAAATGTTAAGTGTTAAATGTTAAGTTATGATAGCAGACAAGAAGAGTGAAGAGAAATGGTACGGCAACGGAAATGTAACTGCCGACCAAGGAGGTAAGCCTGACGGTGGTGTGGCTACCGAAGGCAAGGGTAGGGAACGGAATCCTGACCTCTACGAGAACGATGTCTTAGGCAAGGCGGCTAAGCGCAAGGACAACGACATCTGGAAGAGAGGAGGGATGAAGAGAACCAAGTATGACGATGATAAATAACAATGGCTTATGACACCAAACGTAAGAGAAAGTTTACAATATGGCACAGCCATCGGAATGGTGGTAAGCGGCATCGTGCTTGCCTTCCTATCATTCTTCCTGAATGGCTACAATATCTCGGATGGTGTGCTATGGTACATCAGCCAAGCGTTGGTTTACTCTGGGGCTATCTTCGGAGTAAACATCTATTTTAAGACCAAACTGGGCAACTTTGAGAGCAGGGTGGATAACAAGATAGATGAAATCGTAAAGAAGGTAAAGGAGACAAAATGATATGCAAGTAACAAAGGAACAAATATTGGCTATTATGCCGAATTCTGCCAAGTATGTGGATAAGTACTTGGTGTATATCAATGGGTATGCTGATACATTCCATATCAATACCCCAATGAGAATTGCGCATTTCTTGGCTCAGATAGCGCATGAGAGCTGTGAGCTGAGATGTACCAAGGAGGTAGGCAATAAGGATTATTTCGTAAAGTATGACCACGGCAAGCTAAAGCAGGCTCTAGGTAATGTCAAGGATGGCGATGGCTACAAGTATCGTGGTAGGGGACTGATTCAGATTACTGGTAGAGCCAACTACCAGGCTTATCAGAACAGCAAGTATTGCCGAGGTAACATCATGGACGAGCCACAACTGCTGGAGCAGCCGCTTGGGGCTGTGAAGAGTGCGATGTGGTGGTGGTACAAGCATGGTCTGAACGAGTTGGCTGACAAGGATTCGTTTGTGGCTATAACTAAGACTATCAATGGTGGCACGAATGGGCTGGAGTCGAGACGAAAGTATCTTGCCAAGGCGAAGGGGGTGTTGAATGTTGAGTGTTGAGTGTTGAATGTTGAGTTATGAGGTGGTATGACGAGAGATTATGGAGCAGACTGGTGCTGCTGATAATCGTAGGGCTGCTGGCAGTGTTCTGCTTGTCGGGCTGCAAGACTACCAAGTATGTACCTTTGGAGAAGGTGGTGTATCGGGAAAGCGTGAAACGTGATATGGTGCACAAGAGAGATAGCATCTACATCAAGGATTCTATCTCCACCTCTCAAAAGGGTGATACTGTGTTTCGGGATAGATGGCATCGGGAGACCGTGATTAAGGAGGTGCTGAAAAGCAAGACGGACTCCTTCATCAAGAGAGATAGCATCCCTGTGCCCTATCCTGTGGAGAAGGAGCTTTCGAAGTGGGAGCAGTTTCAACTGAGATGGGCGGTATGGTCTATGGGGATGGCTTGTGGGCTGCTGGTGGTATTAGGTATCATTATTTATAGGAGAACAAGAAATGCAAAGAATCAAGCTAGAAATAAACAAAGCTGACGTGTACGAGGAGGTGGCTAAGACCACAGCCTACATCGGTGGCAAGACTTTGGACGATAAGGGTAAGACGATGTACGACCAAGTGTTTGTAACGGAAGCTGACCAAGAAATGCTAGAGCGGTTTTGGCAAGGTGCTATCAACGGACTGGAGGTAGTGCTGAGTAGTGTGCTGATGGGTACTGCTGTGAATGATGAATCTGCTCTGCTGATGCTGAAAATGACCGACAACTTTCCGATGGTGCTGGAAGGTTCGCTGAAAACGACTGCCATCGACTATGTGGAGAACCAAATCTTAGCGGAATGGTGTGCGGTGTCTGCCAAGGATGAGGCGGAGCAGTATTCTAAGGAAGCTGGTGCGCTGCTGATGCAGGTGGTTAACCTCATCCATAAACGTATGAGGCCAACTAGAAACTTTTAAGGAGATACGACTATGAGAATGTGTAGAAAAGGAAACAAGGCGATGGTGGAGCTACAGAAGGAAGAGCTAGTGTTTGACATCAAGAACACTGCCTATATCTTCGCTGACTCGTATATTGGGAGTGATATTTCCGAGAAACAACTAAAGAATGCCTTCGACATTGGCGAGGAGGGTAATCGGGATAAGCTGGCTAGGATATTGGACTCTGCTGTGGAGGACTGCCGAGAAATGCTGTTCCGCTTTACGAAGATGGAAATGATGGGCGGTGGATTTGAAAGCGATGAGTGGGAGGAGTGCATCGGCTCGCCTACGAATGACGAGGATGCCTACTATCTAGCGATGGTGATACCTGACGGATTCGCTCGTACCAGTCTGCACGCTATCGCAGTATACCTACACGACTATATCGTGAACGAGTGTATGTATGAATGGATGATGCTGATTCTTCCTGAGGCTGCTGACAGATTCTGGGCTATTGCCGAGGAGAAGAAGAAAAAGCTAAAGGAGGCTAGTAATAGAACGACTAGGAAGACTAGGATAGTGCTGCATCCGTTTTAATGTGGAGTGTTAAGTGTTAAATGTTAAGTGTTAACTTAGTGTGAAAAAGCAAGGGTAGCTATCCATCTCGGACGGCTATCCTTTATTATGAATACAAGAATTATTCTGTGGTCTGTTGCTTTGTCGTTATGCTGCCAGATACCGAGGCATTGACACTGCCACTGATGTTGGCATTGATGGTGTCGGGGAAGGTGGTCTTGACATTGATGTCGGCAGTATTGACTTTGAGACCATTCTTCTGCTGGTCGGCATACTGATTTTTGTTTTGCGCCATCCAGTTGGTGATGGCGGTGGAGATATTGAACAACAACTTGTCGGTATCGCTGCTGAGCGAGTCGGAATCGACTGATGCATACTTGTTGCTCTCTACCGTGGATGCAGTGGTCTCCTTCTCTCTATAGAGGACGGACTGATTGATGAACTCCTGAGCGAAGAGGAAGGACTTGCTGACAAGCTGCTTAATCTTGGTGTTGTCGATATTCAATGGGTTGTCGTACTTGGTGAGCATCGACTCCAGGCAGTGCATAGCTATCTCCTCACGTGGCTGCAAGGTGGCGATGGAGAAGACTTCCTCGGTGGTGGCCTCCTCGTTATCGTAGGTTACAGCTTCGCTTATTGCTGATGCTCGGCTGACAGGTCGGGCATTGGTTGTACCATCGGAATCGGTAACTCTGGCTATGCGAGTGCCAGTGGTCTTGGTGATGGTGGACTCTACTATATAAGCAATATTTGCCTTTTTATCTAAACCATCGTAGATATAACCTAGTGCATCAAAATTGTATGTCTCATAGGGAATGTCATTGAATGTAACATTACCCATATATTGATTAGTACCTTCTGGGTATATGTATATTCTAGTAGAGACAAGAATTTCCCCATTCAATTTCATACCCAAGGATGCACCTTGTTTGACTTTTTCCTTGCTGAAATCTGATAAAGTATATTCTGTCATAATTATCTAAGTTTGTTTTGCCATCTTTCTTGGAACTCGCAAGACAAGCCACTTATGGACTCATCGGAACTGAGACTGCCAACGATGGCGATTCTGAAATACTTGTAAGGTGAACCAGCCATACCTCCGAGATACTTGCTGACGGAAGAGTGGATGGCGAACCAATGGAAAAGGTCGTTAGAGCCATATAAGACCATACCACACTTGCCCTTCTCATCTCTGAAATACCCCCTGGTGATACAGGTGAACATTGTCTTGAATACCTCTTGTGTGCTGACTGATAAAGGACGGCTGCAAAGGAAGTATGGAATATCAGCTATAGGGTCTTGGACATAGACGTTGACAATTTTGTTGTCTTCGTTGACGGCATAAGACTCAGGATAGATGTTGACTCTTGCCTTGAACTCATTCTTCATCGTTCCCCACATCTTGCTCTTGAAGGAGTAGACGTAAGCGTAATAGTAATCGGGATTGAAGAGGATGAGACGGTTGTCGTAATAATCGAATATCATATCAGCGTGGCTGAGATAAGCATCGAATGGGATATAGCTGACCTCCTTGGGGGCTGTGCCATTGATGGCGAGAACCGCTTTGGAGGTGTCGGGCTTGTGGAACTCGGCATAGTCGAAAGGATTGCTATGACAGAAGAGTGCATCGGTGATGCAGACGGATTCTCTACCTTGCTGGAGCATAATACCTCGTTCTGTAGGGAAGAGTATGGCATCGTCTATCTGTAAGATGCCTTTTGGATTGATGCAAATCTCACGATTGACCGGCTGGCGAGCGGAATATGTGCCCTCTTGACTAGTCATTATGACCCATACACCTTCATCGGTGAAAGCATAGAGAGGAGTTTCGCCAAACTGACCCTCACTGATAGGTCGAGTATTGGATGCAATGGCACTGATGATAGACGAGCCTACCTGAACGCTGTTAGCTGCTGGGAGTATTAAAGGATTCTCGGCTTCGCTGACCTTGATAAGGTTAGGATGCTGAGAGATATACTTGTTGCTATCCACCTTGGCAAGTTCCTTATTGTACTCATCCTCTGTAATCTCCGTGAAATCTCCAGTATTAATAGGGGTGGTGTCCCAATAGTACATGATAGAAGTGGTGGTAGTATGACCACCAAAGTCTCCTCCAGAAACTTCCTTGCGAAGTAGCTTGTATCTGTTGGTCTGCATAAATGCTGGAAGACCCGCATCATCGTGGTAGCGATAGAGGTAATCAGCCATCTCAGTAGGGTCTGTTTGACTACGAGAATCTGTTCTATCTCCGAATGCCTGGTTCTCCTTGGAGCTTGCGCCTTGGCGGTCTACGGCAACACCTGTATTACGATTTTTGGATATATTCAGATAATAGGACATACCAAAAGAATCGGACTGTCTGAGCGTGAAGCTCTTGCGATAATACTTGCCATCCTTAGGTAGATGGAAGAATATATCCATAGAGGTGGCAAGAGAACTAGGGTAAGCCCATATTGGTGAAAGAGGATATTGTATCTTGCCCTTGTAATATACCTGATGGGTGATGCTGTTCTCGCTGATATTGACACAAAAGACGGCATCGCAGATGTAGTCTGTATGATACTGACTGTCTATCGGCAGGTCGGCATACTCATTGAGGAAAAGCTGGTCTACATTGAACCAACTGTTCTGACCATTGAAATCGGTATGCTTTATTTGCTTGCGATTGGCAAAGATATTGGTATCGAAAGCATTATAGATGGTTTGCTTGATGTTGCCGATGTGCAATCTGTTATTGTATGTGATGGAGCACTGACCACCGAAGGACGAACGATTGAGCGATGCTAACGATATGTTTTGAGCGGTCTCATTGACACGCTTTAGCTTAACATCTGTGCCGAACTTATCCTTGTCTATGCTTACGCTGAGATAGAAAGATTTGGAATCGAAAGCCTTGTATATATCCTCTGGAGATAGATAGTAGAAGGCATCGCAGTTTGTTCCTGAAACCATCTTGTCATTGTATATGAAACACTGGTTGCGGTTGATGCCCCTTGTTTTCTTGGCGGTATCTATGAAAGACTCAGGCTGACTGATGAAGACATCAATACCCTGTATAATGTCTTCTAAACCTTCGGGGATATTCATCTGCACATTGACGGAATGGGAGTGGATGCTGGTACGTGTGGTTACAGCTTTGGATTCCTGAAGCCAAATGAACTTATTGAAAGTTTCTCTAGGGGCAATGATGAATGGATTAGAGATGTTGATGTAAGATATTCCATCGTATAGACGGATGGCAAAGACTCCAAAAGATGTGTACTTGAAATATTCCCTGCCCTTTTCGTCTAATATCTCATTAACCATAGCATCTAGGGCGTTGAATATGATGGATGCACCTTTGAGGGTGGGTTCCATTTCGTTGTTATACTTTCTATTCTTTGCGAAGGCTGAATCCCAATCATCCCCTAGGTTGGAAGTTGCGCTAACCTCGGTATCTTCATCGTACTTGATGGTGGCATTGTAATTGAAGGCTGTGTTATCGAAGGTGATATACTTGCTGCCATTCCAATATGAATAAAGGGTTTTCTCATCTCCCACAAAGCATAGGATATTACCTACGGCTGTGACGGCATTGACGTGGAAACCAGAGAGGTCTATCTCGTGGGGTGTGCCATCGCCTGCTCGCTCCGTCCAATACCAAGTATCATCGGCACGGCGGATGATGTAGTGTGAATGGATTTCTTGGTCGTGGGTGACCTTGTGGACTAGTTCGATTCTTGCATCATCGGGGATGGTGATGTTCTCGTCTACCACCACTGGTCGGGCGATAGGGTGGAGTGCACCATCCTCATTGATGAGATTGAGGCAAGTGCCCAGCTCACCATCCTGAGCATTGTAGTCGGATGGCGAGTGGGAGAGACCTTGGAATTTTACTTCTTGAATCATATCTTAAATTTTAGATGTTATGGACGTGGTCGCTGAATCTCGTAGTACGTTCCGCCTAACATTTTGCGTGGAATGACGGACAGGCGAACCATACGATTGAGAGGGAGATTATATCGGTCGCAGATGGCTGTGACTGACGGATGCTCAGAGCGGAAACCTATCTTGCGGTGCTCCTCGTTGTACTGGAGAGGGCAGAAGGTGGTGTTGGCACGCTTTAGCTGCTCGAAGTCTTCCCTGACACAGAAGGCATACTGACCTGTATCGCCACAATCGAACACGAAAATTTCGGGATTGGTGCGGTCGATACGCATGATATGGTCGTAGATGGACTTGCTGATAGTGACAGAATTGGCTCTGCCATCCAGCACTACGTAGTATTTGTGAAACCAGAGCGACTTGATGGCTCTGACTTTATCTGATAAGTATTTGAATTTCATGCTGCAAAGATAATTGTTTTTGATGTGATGTAATGTATATCCGTTAACTTTGTGGAGTGGTATTCTCGGGCTTTCTGCCTTTGGTGTTGCGAACCTTTCCTATTCGCTTGGCTGATTCTTCCTTGCGTAGGCATCCGCAAGACTTGACCAAGCCTCTGATGAGGTTGCCACCTAAGACGATAACCCCTTTGCCACAATCACACTTGCATATCCACTTGACACCTTGTCGGCATCCAGGCTCAGGAATGGTGCGTCGGCAAACGACAAGTCTGCCGAAACGCTGCCCTTTGAGGTCTATCATCTTAGCCATACTACTTATCGTTATCGGCTAGTTTCTTTGCCTTCTCGACATCTACAGCCTTTCCTGCGGATAGACGGAAGTCGTTGTGTGAACGGAAGCTGTAGTAACAGATGTAGGAGAGGGAAGGGCATTCTCGCTCCACGTGTCGCTTGTGCGCCTTGACCTCCTCCTCGGAACGAAAGATGGTGGAATTGACGAAGTACTGTGAAGTTCCCTTCTGTGCTACCACTGAAATGTAGAACTTCTTGCCCAAGATGCGCTCGATGATGCGCTGAATGATTGAAATCTTTTTTCTTTTCTGTGTCATATTCTTTATTGAAAAATTAAAATGTTATTACTACTTATTGATATGGCTCTTATTCTATGCCACAAGAGACGATGCAGTCTTCTCGGTTGATGTCCTTGAAGAACTGACAGCGTTGGCAAGCGAGTGAGCCTACCATCAGGATTTCTCTTGTGTATCTGCCTTGGATGCCGAAGGGGCATGGAGTGATGTACTCGGTGTGACCTCCGACAAATTCGTTTACTTTGTATGTTTGATATTTCATTTTCTCTCTTTTACTTCCCCACTCTGCTGTGATAGCTGGGTGGGGATTGTTGGTTACATCTTGTCAAACACATTGCCAACTTTAATTACCTTTCCTATACCTAGCACCGTATCTAAATACGATAAGTTGCCATCATACTCAACCATGAAAGCATAGGCATCACCAACCCACTTGATTACTGCTTTTGGTTTGTGACCTTTAAAGTGGATGATGTCGTGCTCATAAAGTTCTGCGCCATTTGCATCTTTTGCTCCTGTAAATTGGCAGACGGTGGAAGGGTCAACAGAGAATGCTCCACCATGCTCACCTTCTTCAGTGATTGGCACTATTATAGCACCACCTTCATAGGAGTGCAGCAAGTCACCCTCAACCCATTGTTTGTTGTCAAGTCTCTTAGCCTTGAAACGAATATCTTCTAATCTCATATCACTCTTCTTTAAGTTCTACATAAGGTTGTACTTTGCATTTCTGAATCTGTCTGATGTTTGTTGCATTTACACCAATAAGGTGAATTGCAATGTTTACTGCTTCCAAAATATCCTTGGCACAGACACTTTCTGTTCTGTCTTTGTTAGCTGCATCCACATAGACCACACGATACAAATTTAATCTTTCCATATCTCTTTTTTTAAAATTATTATACAACAAAAGCGATACCCCGACTGTGGAATACCGCTTTAATACAAAGAAAGGAGCAATGCTAAGCACCGCTCCTTATAGTTCCTCGCAGTTAGGCAAACCTGTAATCTTGGTTTGCGTGGCTGCAAGGCTAATCTTCATCTAAAGGAAAAGAATCTGACAACCCTACAATCTTATATGCTTTAGGCTTGCCTTCAATGGTCAAGACTTCTGCATCAACTATAAAACCTGTTCTTGCAGGATTAGCTTCCGAATATAGGATATCAGACTTTAATTCGTCTGTACCAAATACTACTGGCAATTTCTTTCCTACGAATATATCATCAATGATTGCCTTATTTCCAACATTAGAATCAGCTGTATTCCTAAGTTGGTAGATTTGCATCAAAACCTTTTTGTGAACTCCATCTGACACCTCGGTATTCTTTCTAACATCAATCTCACGTTCAATTTGGTTTTGAATATTATTGCTACCATCAAAATTAACTGGAGTTCCATGCATTACAACTTGGTTTGTATTTATATTGATGGCTTCAATAGAAATCTGTCCACCTCTATCTGTAGAAGTTGGAGTAAGTAGCTCCTTTAAATCCTTCAACTCAGATAGAGTATATTTCTTCTCTGGGTGCAAGCCATTTAAGAAATGAGCAATAAAATCATTGATATGTTTTACAAAATCACAAAGTTTATTTGTGTTATCTGCAAAAGCAAGAAGTCCTACTATGGTAGGAGCGACCAACCACATATCAATGCTGCCTTCTTTTATTTTCTCTACATATAGCTTTGCCTTAACTTCTTCCTTGTAATCAGCATTCTCTTTTATGTAGGAAGAAAATAAGTTGCCAATAGATGTGACAGAAGCAACAAAATCGTTTACTTCTACAGGTTTCGTATGCTTTAGATGCACACGAATAGCAGTATCTTTCAATTCTATTTTTTCATCCATACCTTTAAGTTTTTTGGTTACGGATGCAAATATACGCATTATTTTCATAATCTCCAAATTTATTTTTCTTTTTGCGGTATTCCAACATGTCAAAGAACGCTCAACTGGTTTCATTCTGTAACCAATTAAAACTTGGTTGCAGCCAAACCTACACCTAGTATTATCAGCACAAATCCTACATAGAGCAACCCTGCTGTAGTACTATATTCAAACACCTTATAGCATAGTGTTATAACAATGGTAACAGCCCCTGCTAGTGCTATTATTGCTCCTGTTTTTTCTCTCATACTCAATCCTCCAACTTACCAAATGCAGAACCATCGGCGAAGGTGTAATATTTTTCAATGTCCACTAAATGCCAATTCTTACTTGTACCAAAGCTTATGCCGTCATCTTCATCTATATGTGTTATAATCACATAATGCCCATCTTCTTTGTCTTTCACCCACCCAAACGGCTGATGCTTCAACATTTCCTTCCAGCACTCCTCTGCGTTGGCAAAGGGTCTGTAGGTAGGGGATGGCTTGATGCGGTATTCCATCTACATAGGCTTGCAGAATAGGTATAATTGCTTTAGTTTCTTTTCTTATCATTTCTCTTCCTCTTTATTGTTCTGTTACTATATATCCACGAGATTCAAGTTCCTCTTTAAGAACATCATCAT